GTTGCTGTATAATTAGAGTTTGTTATAGAACTAAAGTTATCTAATAATATTATATCTTGTTCATTAATATTATGAGATGTGCTAAATGTTATTGTAACAATGTTTGATCCGTTAGTTGTACTAAAAGCATTAGAAAGTGTTGTTGTAGATTTAATAGGATGTATGTCATAAAATACACCACCTGAATATGCATATAAAATTCTGTTTGTACCGATGATTGCGTATTTTCTAGCTTTACTATTTACAAAATGATGAAGACCTCTACCTGCACCGGTTAAAGCATCATCACCTAATTGTTTCCAACCACCTATTTTTTCAGGTGTACCATATCTAAACCTTACATTATCACAGTCGGTCCATTGACCCTCTGCTGTAGTGGGTGTTATCTGTTTATTGATTCCAGGCTGAAAACCTATCTTTTGTAGCATACGACTCCATTATAATACTATTTTACAAATGCTGGTAGACCAAGCATAGGTCTGC